ATTGTGTGCGCCGGAAGGGACACCTTGGCCGAGAGAGCCGCCAACAAGATAGCCTAGCCCTTTCGACATTCCGCGCCTTATGAGCGCGTTGGCAATAATGGCGCTGCTTCCCCCGGTAACTGCTAGAGACGGCGCTGATTCGGCAAATTTAAGCGCATAGGCCCTTGGGTCTGTAAACGCCGCGCCCATGCGGTGCTTTCCGTCCTCGTCTGTTTCGATAAACTGCTTCTCCATAGACAGCTTGCCGTCAGCCGACATTCTGCGCAAACTCTCCTGAGAGCCTTCCTGAAAGTAGTCTTGCAGGCCCGCCATCAGTCCGGCGGCGCGAGGAAGCCCGACAGCCTCAAACCCCTTTCTCTTGAGGAAGAACGGCACAGCGGCAAAGTCTTTCACGCCGGAAGCGGCGGCGTGCCACATATCACCGGCAAGTCCGCCAATTCCGCTTTGCCCGATCTCCCTGTAGTCAATAGGATCGTGAGGGTTATTGGCATTATGCTCTCTGGCCTTGAGGATGCGTTGGTCCTCTTGAGACGGCCCGTCGATAATCCCGGCGAACTGCTCGTAGGGCATTTCCGGCGCTTTAATCTTGTGCAGCGCCGTAGATACCTCGTAGTCTGTCAGGTCGCGGCATTCAGGGTATATTCTGCGGAAATCTCTTAGGGAGAGCATATTTTTTACTCCTGCTGCCTGCTGTCTGCCGTTCCAAGCTGCTCAAGCTCATCTTTGCTGTTGGCGTAAAATGTCTTGCCTGCCTTTTCATCCAGAATCATGTACGAGGTGTTCGCTGAATAATCGTCGTGCCTGTTCTGAGGGATGGCGTAGAGCGCTCTTCCGTCTTTTCCCCGCAACTTTATCCATTGGCTCTCATCAGCCATTGCCTCTGCGTTGGACGCGGCTGTACTAAGTCGATACTGCGCTGCCCGTTGGAGGAACCCCGGATTTGCCATGTGCGTCTGCATGTCCGCGCCAGCAAGGACTTTATGCTCGCCCTTGAGGATCTCGTTAATGCCTTCCATCACCTCAAGCGGGGACATCTTTCTTCCGGTATCCACATATCCGCCGTGCTGGGTTGAGCGGAACATCTCGCCAAACGATCCGTCCTGCCCCATTTTATATCTGTATGGCATGGGGAGTGAGCTTGACAGTTCGCCCACAATATTGCCGAATGTGGCCATGTCGCCATTGGCAAAAGACTCCCTGGCCTTGTGCGCCAGAGGGCGGAAAACGTTTTCGTAGTATTTGCCGTCAGCGTCCGCCATTTTGCTCAGAATTTCACGACGCGCATTATTTGTGGGCTGAGTATCGGCCATCGTCATCATGCCTTGATATTGTCCGTCCATTGGCTGCCTCCTGCGCTGTGGTTTATGGTTGCTGCCATTTGGCAATCGAGATAGAGAAGGGGAAAGGGGGGGATATGCCTGAAAACGTCCCGGCGATTACGCATGACTCCATAACGCAGCGCATCTTTGAAGTACGCGGGCAGCGTGCAATGCTCGATTCTGACTTAGCCGTTTTGTATGGAGTGGAAACCAAAGCGCTCGTTCGTGCGGTTAAGCGTAATCCAGGGCGATTTGCAGGCTTCGTTTTCCAATTATCCTACGAAGAGTGGAACTCTTTGAGGTGCCAAATTGGCACCTCAAAGAAAGGCCGTGGCGGTAGGCGCTCCGCTCCCTATGCTCTCACCGAACACGGAGCGCTTATGTTATCAAGCGTTCTTAATTCGCCGCGAGCCGATGAAATCAGCCGCATGATTATTCAGGCTTTTGTCTGGATGCGACAATTCGTCGTCCCCGCCCACAAAGAGCTCGCTGCCAAAGTAGCGGAACTGGAAGCAACAGTGGGAAAATATGGCGAAGCTATAGGGCAGCACGACGCGGCCATCGGCGGCATCATTGAAGCCCTGAATGAATTGATACTCCCCCCGGATAAAGATAAACGGAAGATCGGCTTTTAGTCCCTTGACATTCTCTCGCCTGGGGACAACTGCAAATGCTTACTATCGCGATTGTCTTAATTCTCATTGCCATCAGCTTTGAATTAATGGGATTTCGCACGGCAATGAAAGATCGTTTTTTCCGCTGGATGATGGCCGGATTCCTCACGCAGACTGCGCTGATCGTGGCGGCTCTGGCGTTTCTCAGATAGCCCTGACCGCCTCCCTTCCTTTCCTGCCCTATTCGATTGTCAAAGAGCGGTTCTTAATCTCTGCCAAGCGTAGTTCCTCAGCGCGTGCGCCTGTTGCGTTCCCGCCAGTCCGTCACCATGTCCTCGATATCCTTCAGTTGCCCGTGCGTAAGCGGGGCACTGTAGTCTGGCCGCCCGCCCTGCCCTACTCGGTAGTAGCGCCCGCTGTTTTGGTCCCAGTGAAACCCGGACTGCCTGATGAAAGAATCGAGTTTGTGCTTGCTGCGCATATGGTTTTCTGTGCCGGAACTGTAATCCTCAACAAGCCCCCGCATCTCTTTCGGGCGCTGGTGTGGCAATGGGTCTTCTGCCCGTGGCTGCCCGCCCTGGCGCTGCTGTGAGGGGGGCGGGGCTGCCGTTGCGTCGGGCACGTTGGTGCGATTCACGATGTCGCGCACCAGTTCTTCAAGATTGCCGCCCGCGCCCTGATTCGACACTCTACCTGCGATTTCCTGCAATGCGGCACCTGTCAACGGCTCGTTGTAGTTGAGTTGCCACTTTCCCTCCTCGTCCTGGAAAGCCCCGAAGTAGGCTTGGCGGTCTTTGTCCCAGGTGAACCCGCTCGCTGTAATATGCATATGAAGCGGGTGCTTGGGGCCAATGTTGCCCCCTACGCCATCACCAGCGCCAGCCCCGCCACCATGGCCACCCCGCGCATTGAGGTTGCGTAGCTGCGCTTTCTTGTGATCTATGCCAAGGCGCTCAAGCTCTAGCCTCCCAAAAGCCCTCGCGTCTGCGGCGCTCGCTATCTGCACCTTGCTGAGGTCTCCATTGTTTTCGCGGAGCACCAATGAAAGCCTGTCATACGCTTCATTGTCGGCGGTCTTGCGGGCCATATCAGCCGTTTCAAACTCACGCTCTCTGGCATCAAATCGCTTCCGGTCCCATGCGTCCTTGGCTTTTGCGTAATGAGCATTCGGCCTTTCAGCCATAATCTTATGCACGCCTTCTATTCCCTCGGCGGCATAGGCGCTTCCAATAGCTTCTGTAGCCTTCCGCCCCTGATACCTGTCGTACATCTGCCACGCCTTGTCGCCTGTATCCACCATAGCGCCTATTCCCTTGGCTACTGTGCCAAAGGCCATAGCGCCTTTGTAGATGTCGTCCCAACGGCTCCCTTTATGATGCACGGTCTTTGTCTGCGGCGCTATTGAGGCCGCCGCTTGCGTGGCGTTACCCATTGCGCCGTGTGCTCTGTCGGCGGGGCTATTCAATCTGTAGAGGGCCATCTATATTTCCCCTTACGGTTATAAGAAGTACGAGCTTAAAGCGCCAATAGCCGCACCGGCCACTGTTCCCCACGGCCCTACCGTGCTTCCTGCGGTTGCGCCCGCTGCTGCTCCGCTTGCCGCTCCTGTGGCGGCAGACACCGCTGCAGCGCCGAGGTATGCGCCCGCAGCACTGCCAATCACACCGCCAACGACTTCGCCTGTTTCTCCGCCTACGGCTCCGCCAAGCTGCTTCCCGGCATATCCGCCGGCAATGCCGCCTACGCCTGCTCCAAGCGTTCCAGGGACAGAGGCGCTAAGCGTGCCTTCGGCTGCGCCAGTGGCAACTGTGTCCACCATTTGCTCTTTCAAAAGACTTTCACCAGCAGATAGCGGCACTTGCCCCGTTTTTGCTCCGGTTAAGTCTGTAGGGGTTAATCCTGGCGCTACGCCATGTCTTACGGCCTGATCAACGGCTTGGCCCGCTACTTGGCTTGCACCTTCCCCGCCCGTGCTTGTGGCCGCCTGTGTTGTAGCGGGATCGGGCGCACCAAAAAAGCTGACTGTTTTATCGTATATATCCATGCCAGCCTCGGCTCCCTGCTTCAGCATCAGTCCTCCGCCAAGGCCCTGCATTGCGGTTTGCATCGGAGGTGGCCGATGATGCGTTGTTTCCGTCTTGCGCGTTTGCTGGCCCATAGTGCCTTGCGCTGTGCCCATGGTTCCCGTAGCCCGATCAAACGGGTTTTGTGTTCTATATAAGGGCATGGAAACTACCTCACTTTTGAATGGTGGCCTGCGATCCCGGCAATGCCGCCAGCTATAAAGCTGCTCTCAATGCCTTGCCCCGAAGCCGCAGCGGTAGCTAGGGACTCTTTTGTTTTCCCACCTTTGACAAAGGCTTGCTCGGTGCTCTTCGCGTTCTCGCCTTTCTTGCCCGCCTTCGCGCCCCCGTACTGCCCGCCCGGAGCGAGCGGCGTTGCCGCTAACCCTCCGCTCAAACTCCCGCGCCCATCATCGCTGAACGCGGCGAGCCCGGTCATGTATCCGCCTCTCCCTTTGCCGACTGGCGGCAAGCCGCCCGAACCTTTGGATGTCGTCATCACGCCCTGAGATGGCGCGTGTGTCTGGTTTTGCTGCATGGCCCGGTCATACGGATTTTCTGTTCTGTATAAGGGCATGACTCCTCTCCTTATGTTTCGCTCATGGTTCCGATGCCTTGCATATATTGCCCTACAAGATTGGCTGAGGACGCATCCTTGAGACGCTGGTAGTTTTCCATTTCACCGCCGACCCTAGCCTGCGTCCTTGCTCCGGCAATCTGCGCCGCCTGCTGCGTACCCATGGCCGCCTGTATTCCGGCAAACCTGCCCGAGTTAGGGTTTACACCCATCCTGCTGCTTTCGCGGCGCATCATGGCATTGGCATCACCCCACGCCCCGGCAACATCAGCCTGCGCAAGGGACATGCGTTCATTGATGTCCACCCCCTTGGCGGCCGCATCAAGGAACTGCCCGGCCACCTTTGTCTGTTGCGGCAAGAGGGTATTTACGGCATTGAGCTTGTTTTTGTAGGCTTCCGTCTCATAGGGCAGAAGCTCCATATTTGCCTGGGCCTGGGCTATCTCGTAGGGTTTAAAATGCTGATCCCACATCCTGTAATACTCGCGCGCCCAACCCTGCTGCTCTTCGGACAGAGTGGCCATGCGGGCGTTGTAAGCATAGTCAACCGTGTTTGTTGTTGTGCCGCCACCGCCACTACTACCCATACACAGAGCGACAGCGCCGTCATATTCAAACGACTCTTCCTCAAGGGTTTCCTCTGTCGCCATGTCGAATACGACCTTTGTGTAAATTTTCATTCTTCACCTACCCCAAGGATTTCTCGCGTTACTACGGTAAGCACGGCGTCAACGCTTTCGTTTTTGTCGGCACAGAACAGGCCGTTCGGGATCACGCCGACCTTCCTGGCCCCTGCTCTTATTGCCCCGCACCACGAAAGCGGGTTGGAGACAGCGGCCAAATTAACCACCAGGTCAAACAGGTAGCCGTCGCCGTCCCTGTAGGTCAGAACCTTCGTGAAAACGCCGCGCGGCAGGCTGTATGCTGTGCTCTTGCTGCCCCAATACTCTTTATAGAGGCAGCAATTTCCCAAGCATGACTTTTCTCCAAAGGCCTTAGCCCAGGCAAGCCCGGCCTCTTTGCCTTCCCAATACATGATATAGGGCAGCGTGCCGTTGCGAAGCATGATGGAAAGAAAGCCCTCCCTGCTGCGATCCCGTTCGCCAATGAGCGCCGCTGCAAGTGTCCCTTCGTCTTCCATGCGGGCATGGATGCGCGAGAGCGCAATCACGCTTTCCTCGTCGTCCAGCGGCAGATAGCGCATGTGCAGCTTATCCTTCCACATCTTCATCATCTCCTGCCGCCGCCGGATGGCCGATAGCGAACCATAAAAAAAAGCCTGCCGCGTCAAATTCCCACACTCCCGGCTTTTCGCTTTCTCGTAAATCCGCTGCCCCAACAAGGTCGCTGCCTGTTATGTTCGCTATGCCCGTAATTCCGACGAGAGGAGCGGAGAGCCATTTGCCGGGAATCGTAACCGTCTCGCCGTCAGAGGCTTCTCCGCTCACAAGCGCTACCGCGATTCCGGGGGCAAGCGCTTCCAGGGTGACGGCCCCTTGCGCGATCTTGCTTTCGGTTACGGCGCTGTCGGCAATCTTTCTGGCTGTGACTGAGCCATCGGCAAGCGCGTTCTCTCTGACTATCGCTTCCCTGCCGCCGCCTGCCAGTCGGCCTAGCTCGGCGTGACGCACGGCCCGTTGCGGATTCTCGCCGCGAACATTGCCGCCAAGCTCCTGAATGTAGGCCAGCAGCTTTTGCAGAAAAACAAACTGGTCCGGCGCAAAGCTGCGCGGGACTGACATAATGCCGCGAGAGACACTCTTATTGCCCATGCTCAAGTCCCTCCACACTTCCCGCTATCCTGGCCTCATAGACGGCGGCAATGCCGGAAAGCTCAAAGCCCCAAAGCCGCTCGGATCGTGTCGGCCTTATCCGCACCGCCCGGGTGTCCGTCAGGGCAAGCTCGTCTCGCGGCCTCTGCATGTCTTTCCCGGCCAGGATACGCATACGGACTGCCGATGAGATGCCCTGATCGCCGTCAACCCTGGCCGCGCTCATGCCCGTCAGCGCTGACGTAAAAAACACCTTGGAGCGCCATGTGTAGCGTAGAGGCTTCCCTGCCTCGAACTTCCAGACACCGCTCCCGCCCTTTGTCTGCATGGAGAGGTAAATGGCATTGCCTCTGCTGTGATGATGCAGGGCCAGAACCTTCACATCAGCATCAAGCTCAAGGCGGACAACATCAGCCCTGCCTATGTGGAACATGAAGCCCTTATTTGTCCCGGCAAAGAAGCCGATATAAGCGCCATCGTGTATAGTGCCGATGATGCTCTCCGGCCCAAGCTCCTGCCACTGGTCCCGGGTAAATGTCTGGCTGGTGATCAGCGTTTGCTCGTTGCTGGTAAAGAGCATCAGCCCGTCCGGGCTGGCATAGACAACGCCGCCGGGCATGGTGGCAACAGAGCGGGCGGACACGCAGGACTGCTCTATGGGCAAGTGGACAAGCTCAAGGCTCTCCGGCATACCGCCCCGCGCCAGATACGGGCGGCCCTCGGTGAGTACGACTATCGTACCGTCAATGTGAGACAGCGCCACTATGGAATCTTCCGTTGTCAGTGCGTAGGCGGCGGGGAAGGCATAGGGAATGAACGGCTCCGATACCAGCAACTCGTTACCGCGAAACGCGGCGTAAATGCCGTTATCCGTCCCGATCAACCCCCGCGCCTCTTCCGGTATGGCATCCCATATTGTCGTCTGCAAAACCTCAGAGGAAATATCCGCGTCAATTTTGGAATCAGCATAGACCCCGCCCGTTTCCTCAAGCTCATACAGCCCGACCTCGGCTACAAAGCGGAAGTTGCTTGAGCCTTCCCCTCCCACTGTTCTGTATATGCGGATTGCCGTGATGGTAAGGCCGTCAAGCTGCGGTATATCAAAGTCGCTAAGAGTAACGCCGTCACCGTCCATCACATCGAAAACATCGGTCGGCGGTGACGGCGCTGATTCATACTCAAGCACCCCGCCTGCAAGCCGCTGTATCAGCGTGTAGCAATACGCCGAACTGCGGGAAATGCCGCTGTCCGTGCTTGTGGGGGCGCTTGGCCCGCCGTCCGAAAATGCCCCTACGCGGGTATTGCTTCCGTCCGCTACAGGCTGTCCTGTATTATCGCCGTAACGCGCAGGCGCTCCCGAGAGGTCCGTAGCCGTCCAGCCAATAACCCTCGTATTCAGAAAGGCCGCGCCCTCTCTTGTGCTGACTGCGGGCGCTCTGCTTGGCCGGGGGATGCCAAGGCGGTGAACTTCGCCGCCCGCCAGATGCATGGTCGGGTATTCCCTATCTCCGGTAATCAGCAGTTGTCCTATGGGGGTCTCGCCGTCCACATCCCGCACGGCACTCTTGATTACACTGACAGCGCCAGGCCATGAGAGCCAACCGTCAACATCGTGCTTGAAAATGGTATGCGCCTCATTCTCCAAGTCCTGCACATGCCCGGGACCGCGCAAAGGACGAAGCCCGCCCCGGCGCAAGTCACAGTTGACCGCCTTGACTGCGTTCTGCGTTTCAAGGAGCCTGTCCTCAACCCTAGGCATTTCGCCCGCGAAAACTGTGACCGCTATGGTTGTCACCTGTCACGACCTCCCCCTCCACTGCTAGAGTGGTGCGATCTGACATGCGAAGAGATTGCTGAAGCGACTGCCGCGGATATGGCGTTGTTGATTGCCGAGTCAATGCTAAGATTTATCGTTAAATCTCTTGTGGCCCCGTCAAGCGTGGCGGTTCCGGTTACTGCGCCCACGAAGTTAAGCCTTACCGGGGTGGTGAGCCTGTCCGCAGTCTCAGCGCGTTTGGCCGTCCCTACGGTTTCGTCAAGCTCCCCGCTTGCCGTGCGCTTCACGTCAATACGCCGCCAGGGTCGCCATGTCCCGCCGCGAGTGACCCGGACCAGCACTTCCTCGGTTTCCGAGTTCACGGCAAATTGCATTGCCTCGCCTGTATCGTTTTTGAAATCAAGCCCGAATATCATTCTCATTTGCGCGCCCGCTACCCTGATCCCAAGGCTGCCTGTTCAAGCAGTCTTCCGGCAAATCCGCCGAAGAATGTAACAAAAAAGCCTATTGCTGCTATGATCCCAATCGCCTTGTATTTGCTGAATTCGACGACTTTCACGCGCTCGTCCATCTTGATCATTTTTTCTTTTATGCCCTCATCAAGCGCGGCTAGTTTTTCTTTTGTGTCCTTCTTGTGCTCAGTCACCCGGCTTGTCGAACTGAAAAACCCGGTTCGCAATCATGCTGTTGATGTCCTCGCCATGCGCGAGGTAGGCGAGGTTCAGTCCGTATATGGGGCCGGACGATGCCGCCGCGTTGTCCTGCATGGCCCGCACGGTTGCATTGATTCCTGCCTGCGGAGCGCGGAGCAGAGAGGCAATGCCCTCCGGCCAAAAAGAGGAGTCGTCTTTCTGGTAGGGGTAGAAATAATAGGGGATGTCTATGCCTTCGAGCGGATTGATGGCGGCCTTGATAACCCTGTTGCCGACAATCCAGATGTTGCTGCTGTAAACATTGGCATGGTCGGCCTCGGGAACATCTACCCCGGCCTCGGAAAGCTCCTTGCCGGAAAGAAAGCCCCACCTTTCATAGACGCGGTATCTGTTCTTCATGGTCCCCGGATTGAGATTTTCCATGTCGAGCGTTTGAAGGTACTGCTCCCACGTCTCCAAGTTCGCATCACCCTCGGGATGAAGCGCCCTGTGTGCGCGTATCGCCTCGCCGTCAAAGCCGGGAAAGTTGGCAAGCTCAAGCAAGTCCTTGTCCGACTTCAAATGCACCTGCCAGACGTAGCGCAGGTCTTTTGAGCGCATGACATCAGGCTCGGGGAATATCGACCAGATGCTTACGGCCTCATGGTAGGGCTTCAAATCTTCCGAGTGAGTTTGCTCTTGCCATTTGCCAGTCTCGTGGTCTTTGTCAAAACGCTTTGTCTCAACCCTCTCGACCAGCGGCCCCTTGAGGATGCCCATGCCGTAGAGACATGCGGAGCCTACCACATCCTTGCAGTTGCTTTGCCATGACGGGCGAAGTGTGCCGTTGACGTTGTTCTCTTTGAGTTGGTCGTCAATGACGCGCTCCATTAACGATGCGCGGTCCTTGGCTATGTTCAGCCGGGCCTCGGGCGTGTTGAGTTGCTGAAACGCCGCCTCAAGCGTCTGCATCTGCATTTTCTGGATTGCCACGGCATCGGGAATAATGCCTTGCTCGGCCAAGTGTTGCGCCTGGCTCTCAAGCATCCCCTGCGCGGTGGCGGCAATCTCTTCTTGCAGGGCGGCCTTGATCACATCATCGGGCAGCATCGGGTCGGGCGTGTTTTCCAGGCTCCAATTCTTTGAGCGCTGCGGAAAAAGCAGGTCCATCAGGCGGGCGACCATCGTGTTTACCTTGAAGGTCGTGAGGCGGTAGTAAACGCTTGAGCGCTTTGTTGCTTTCAGGTGGGTAAGGACGGCGGCGCTGTACTGGCCCTTGTACTGCTGCAAGTCCGCAAGCCAGCGTTGCTCTACTAAGGTGCGGGCATTGGCGGCCTCCTTGTATTCGGCCATCAGCTTGTGCGCCAACGCGCCGGAATCAATACCGCCACGCGCTTCTGGTTCGCGCATGGATTCCTGGTATCCGGCATCAAATTGTTCAGGATCAGGGTAGACTGCGCTCAAGCTTGCCCTCCAGGGTTTGAGAGCAAGCTTAACGCATAAAGGCGGAGCTATTTCAAGGGGTCAGAGGCAGCGTGAGCAGAGATACTCACATCTGAGCAGATTTGAGCAGAGATACTCAGTCTGTGCTCATGCATTTTTTTGGGGTCTGCCCACACTGAACCGCCAGAGTCTTTGTGTACTGGGTATTTTTTTCTGAGCAAGGTCGTTCGGCTTTCCCCGGTAAAAAGCTCAATAGAGCCCCATCCTCGCAGTATCTCAGTCATATCAATACCCTCCGTGCTGGTCGGCCGGGCCGCCGATGATGTGTCTGCGCTCATACCATTCCGGCTGCGCCTCCACGTCCATGTTTTCCACCGCCCACGCCAGGGCGCACACTCCCGGCATTTCAATCATCTTGCGGTTGATGTCGTCTTTGCCTGCCCGCTGCGCCTCGTCCCTGGCCGTGCAGTCAGGGCCAAAGTGAAGCGATTTGTCGTCAGTAATCCGCCTTTGCAGTATGGCCATGTAGTACGACAAAAGTCCCTCACCCTTGCCGCGCCATGCAGACGGCTCCACAAGTCGCAGAACAGGCAACCGCGCCCGGCGGCGGTCGGCATTGTACTGGTCAACAAGGGTTATGCGCGGGTCGCCAACGGGGGTTACCACTGTCGGGAAAAGCCATTTTACTTGCATCCGCGCCGCCTCTTCCAGCAGCTTGTCGGGGCTTGCGCTACGAGCTTCGCCGAGGACGTGCACATGCCGCCTTGCGTCCATCATGGCCGGGGGGTGCCGGAGTTCGCCAATGACGATCACGCATCCGTGAACATCCGCATACGGCCACGCGAGGGCGCAAACAGTCCGGCGGTATTCCGTCCCGGTTGTGACATCGAGCAAGTACGGGTCGCCAATAATGCCAATCTTCTTTCGCAGCATGTTCAACTCCAATCCGCGTCAGGGACAAGCCCGCCACCCAGGGAGAGCAGTTCGTTCATTGCGTCTACGGTGATGTCTACCTGATCATCGTTTTTGTGTGTCATGGCCGGGGAAAATGAGGCGAGTTCCCCAATGTACGCCTTTGCCCAAGGCGCGGACAATGGAACCCAAAGCTGTCCTGCCTTGACCCAGGGAAGCACGTCATTTACCCGGCTCACCTTGTCGCGGCTCCTCTGGACGGCAATAATCGGCATGTCCCTCAATTCGTCCTTGCGCTGTAGGCTCTGGATCAATCCGGTGCCGGAGGCTTTGTCCTCGATGAGCACCCCCCGGAGCTTCACAGGAGAGCCGACAGGCGGCCGATGGCGCTTTATGAAATCCTCTGCCTTTTCCAGCAGGTCCGGCGCTGTCCATTTCCCGCGCTCAATATCCAGGGTGACGACATTCCTTCCCGCAAGACCCCACAAACCGAGCGCCGAAAAGTCATTGCGCTCTGCCGTCTTTTGCGCGGTGTCCATGGCGATAACCAAGGCAGTGATGCCTGTAGGAATATGCTCTGGCCGCTGTATCCAGTCCGTTTTGATCATGGCGCCACCCTGCGGCGTAGGGCTTTGCATGTATTGCGCGTTGTAGGTGAAGGGGTCCAAGGATTCCATGCGCCGGGCCGAATCTGCGTCAAACGTTTCCGGCCAAAGCAATTCGCCGCCCTCGTCCATGACGGGGATTTCCAGCACATGCCAGAGGTCGGGCTCGTTGTCGCGCACATAGCCGACAAGATCGGACTCGTGGAGCCGCTGCATGATGATCAAGACTGGCGTGTGCGCGGCGGTCCTGCGGGAGTAGAGCACTTGGGAATACCACTGATTACAGCGCTCGCGGATGGCGAGGCTGAAAGCGTCCTTGGCCTGCATGGGGTCGTCAACGACAATACCGCCGCCAAACTCCTGCCGCTTCTTCCCTGCCCCGAACCCGGTAAGTGTCCCTCCCATGCCGACACCGTACACGCTTCCCCCTGCTGGTGTGGTGAAATACTCCTGCCTGCCGCTGCCATGAAAGACGCCCACAAAAGGAAACACCTTGCGATACCAGTCACTCGACACGGCGTTTTTGATCGCCATAGTCTGCGTCACGGCCAGGGTCGCCGAGCAGGATGTGTAAATCCACTCCGAATCAGGAAAGCACCCAAGCCCCCAGGAAACAAGATCGCGGGCGATAAATGTCTTTCCATGCCGAGGCGGGAGATTGATAGCCAGATTCCGAGCGCCGCCGGGGAGCGTTCCGGCCACCCACATGGTTGTCGCCGCGAAAATGTCACGGTGGAACTGGCGCACCGTGCGTGGCGATTGTGTCGCGTGGCCATGGGCGACAAAAAACTCTTCAAGCGTTGGTAGCCACATCTTCCGCTGTCCCTCCTGTTGCCTGTCGGACAATCTCTGTCATGGCCTCACGCGGGCTTATTGCGGCTACTCCTTGCGCCTGCTGCTGGCTGACGTTAACACTCACACCCTTGTCGGCCGGGGCAAGGTTGCGCCGCCCCCGGGTCATGGTGAGCCAGTCCTCCGGCGTAGCCACCTTTTTCACCAGGGCCGCGCCTTTGACGGCCAGAGCAACGTCTAGGGACGCAAGCAATCCCTCGGCCTGTAGGCGCTCCTCGACCACGCTGTTGATGGTGTGCTGAAAACGCAACGACAGCTCTTGCGTTTGCGTTTTGACTTCGACAAAAGCCTTGGTAGCTGCAACCTCTCGCTCCACAAGGTCTTGCAATTTACCTTGAATCCACCCATCAGCCTTTGCCTTGCGCGATATGCTTGACGTGGCGACCCCAAATAGCTTGCCTATCTCCCCAAGGCTCACCCCGCGAACCTCATACTCGGCGCGGGCTTTTTCCCATAGCTCCGGTGTTAATCGCGGCATGTCATTTTCTCCCCGGGACCATCAGCGGCGGGTTGTCGGCCCGGTAAACGGCCACCTTCCAAAACCCGGACGCGGCATAGATTTTTTTGCAGCGCAAGACCACGATCTGCGAATCATCCCCCCAAAACTGCAAGCGCGTCATAGCGTCCTTGAGTTGCTTGGCGAGGTTGTCGAGGTCGGGTTTCTTCGCCGGGAACTCATCACCGGCAAGCATGGCAGCCCGCTTTTTATTGCTGGCCGATGCAGGTACAGGCAGCGCGGCCACAAAATCAAGGCATATCGGCCCGGACAGTGGCGCGGTCGGCACATAGTCTTTCAGCCAAGCCTCAAGGGTGCGCTCATTGCCTTGCTGTCCCTGTGTCTTGTACGCTTGGGCAAAGCGGCCTTGGGCGCGGACGGCTATCTTGGCCCGCGCCTGTGCCGTTGGAATTATGGGCAGAGTGAACCGGATCACTGGACTACTCGCCTTTGCTCAGGGGCAGGGTACTCATCGCCAAGAACGTCACGCGCAAAGGCATCCTTTTTTTCCCAGGTGTCCAGATCGAAAAATCCCCTTACGCGTTCATTCCTGTGAACAACATGGGCAAACACCATGGCCGCAGTAACGTTGCTGCGGTGACGTTCTTCCGGGCTGCTGGTGTGCTTTGGAAGCTCAAAAGCTGGCAGAGGCGGCGGCGGTGCTTCTTCATGCGCGGTCAAAATATCGGCCGGACAGGGAAAAAACCGTGATTCTCGCATGTGGGCTTTACAGGCGGCGATAAACTGCTCATCCGTGAGTTTTTCGCATAGTTCAATCCAGGCCATTGCTAAGACCTGTAGCTCATCCTGACTCACTTGCTGCCTGTAAACTACCGCCATTCGTGCCAATTCTGTGGAGATTCGCTGTATCGTTGCCATGTGTTCCAAGCTCCCTGTCTGCGGCGAGTACAAACCCCGCTGCGCCTTCCATGTCCTGTCTGCCTTTTTGAAACTGCGTCCTGGCCACTGGCGGCCCGTCCCGGGCTGAAATTGCCGATGAAGCGTGTGGCTCAATAAACGGCTCATCCTCCCAGCCCTTGCGATTCAGCCACTTCGCCATATTCGGGACTTTTCCGCGCTGCCATCGTGAATCCTCGGCGATAAGGCGAAGAATTGCGTCACGGATCGCGTATGACGGCGCAAGGGTTCCGTTTTTCTTCAAGCGCATCCATTCCCGCCACGCTTCCTCTTTTCCTTGCTGGACAGGGTAAACGCTGTAGCAAGATTGAAACGCTGGCCATTCAGGATCGCCTTTTGACGGGCAATCCGTCTTTTTTTGCCCGGGACTCAGCGGCGGTGTCTGTTCTTCTGGCACGGCACTTGCTACGCGGGCGCGCGCGCTATCCCCCCCTCCTTTGCCTTTTCATCAGGAGTCAGGAACCAGGAGTCCGGAGTCAGGGGGCGCTTGCATGGGGGGTGTGTGGTTCGTGC